TGTTTAGGTATACCATTCCCCTTTTCCCTTTACGTTAAAATTACAACACGTAGGGACGCTTTGTCCCTATGTGTGTAAAAGTTTTTTGATTAGTCAAGAAGTTCAGAAGGAGCAAGGCTCAATTTGTATGCACGCTTTGCAGCTTCGTGAGTGAATGCCAAAGTGTATTGATTTGCGTCACCCAAAGTCGTTCCAGTTCCTGCTGTTGCAGTAGAAAGGTCTGCGCCATATTCGTAACCAACAGCCCACCAATTTCCGTTTGTGTCTTCAACAAAGACAATCACGCGTGCAGTAGCAACATTTTGCAATTCCAAACGTTTTGCTGAACTTAATTTGTTCAACATTACGTTAACCGTCTGCGTATAAAATACCGTTCCGTTGTCACGATTGAAGTTTATTGTTTCTTCAAACGATCCTGTTTGTGTAGGAAGTTCATAAGTAAACAAATCTCCTAAAACTGCGCCATTTATTGCGGTAACAACTTCACTTGCATCTAAAGTAAATGAAGTTACGTTTGTTTTGTCAACTAAAACAATTTGCTTAATTCCACCGATGCCGTCTTTGCAATCGAGTGTAAAACCTGTGCTTAATTCACATGCCATATTTGTATGTTTTTTATTAGCACAAAAGAGGGGTGGTTTTTATGCCACCACCTCTATTATGCAAGGGTTAGAATGGTCGTTGATTATGCGTTGTAGTATGCGATTTCGTTTCCGATACCGAACTGAACACCAGCGAAGAAAGAAGCAGCAAAACGTACGTTGTCAGAAAGGTCATACTGATACATATCCAAAAGAGCAACGTTATTCCATTGATCCATCAAGTTAGTACCGAACCAAAGGTTTGACTTCTGTGCAAATACCATAGTATCATCTGACATACCCGGACACTCGATAATATCATACTGTCCGTTCCAAGTCATTTTAACTGCCTCTCCTTGATACAAGTAGTAACCTGTTCCAAGAGCAAGGATAGCATTACGATAAGCCTCAGCAACGTTAGAAGAAATCATGATGATTGGCTTTTCAGTAGCACGACGAACGCGAACTGGTAAAGCAGCAACCAACAACTTGATTTTAGCAATTACGTTAGCTTCAGTGATTGCAACTGGAGTAGCAACTGCGTTAACACCACTTCCAACTGCAGAGAACAATGTTTCAAATCCATCGTATTCACCAGTTGTAGCGTTAACTCCTTGCCACATTACGCGCTCGTTGTTAGCTGCAATACCAGCCATCATATTAGCGATAATTGCATCAGCTAAAGAAGCGTGCAATTGTCCATCTTGTTCTGACTTAGCTTCCCAATCTTTTAAGAAATCATTTTTACAAAGTTGACGTTGAACTTGGAATTTTTCCAAAGTCAAGATACGCTCACTTAATGCAACTGTTCCAAGTGGAGTAAAGTCACAAGTAGGTGCTTCGAAAGTAATGTTGTCAACTAATTTGCGAACAACTTGCTTGTATTCAATGTTCTCTTTGAACGTAACCGCAGCAAGCGATTCGTTACTCAAAAATGCAGCGCGGATATATCCTGCCGCTTCTCTACCAGCGAATGTTGAACTGATAGGGTTAGGTGATAATGTAGTAGCCATTTTTTATTGTTTGTTTTTTTATTTGTTTAAATGAAATACAAAACGCTCCTCAGCATTCATCTTGTGATAAGACTTTGTAGGTACGTTTACTTTTGCTTGCTTTACTTCTTTGATAGAAGTCGCTGCAGGCTGTGCGCTTAGTTTTGTTACTTGCGAAGAAAGTTCTGCATTCGTCTTTTTAACGTCAGCAAGTTCACTTTCCAACTTAGCAACAAGCGAAAGAAGTCCTTCAACCTCTGCGCTTAGTGATTCTGAAGCCTGTTCTTCAGCTACAACCTCAACGGGTGCAACTTCTGCTTCTGGTGCTTCTTCTTCAATAGAAGCAATTTCTTCAACAAGTCCACCTGTTACAGTAACAACTAAGCCTTCAGCGGTCTTGTATTCTCCGTCCATCAACGCAACCTCGTTTCCGTCTGCGTCTTTGCCGAATACACGAACACCAACAGCCCATACGTCGCTATCTGAATAGATGCTTGTTCCGTCCTCTAAAATCGCTTCAACCATTTGTTTAACCTCAACTACTTCTTCAGCAGATAGGCTTACATTGTGTTTTGCGAATAGAGCGTTTACTTTTTCTCGTAAATTCATAATTCTGTTAATTGTTTGTTTGATGAGTAGATATAAAAACAAGTATATTTGTTTCGTAATTCGCTTTTTCATAGGTTGAATTTGATTTTTAGGTTTGACGGAGGGAGTAGTTACCCTCCGTTTTTTTTATCCTAAATTGTCGAGAATAGTATTCAGTATCTTCAACTCATCTTCATTCAAACCATACGTCTTAAAACCCATTTTACCGCCCTCATTCGTTATCTTCGTGAGTGCATTGAGAAACAGGTTAGCGTCGTCGTTGAATAATTCAACCTTCAGGAAACCACCTGCTTCGATGTTCATTACTCGCCTTTTAGAATTTCTTCTAACTCTTGAAGTAAAGAAGGAATTTGTTCGCTCAAATACATTTCTTTTTCAGCGATGAAGTTTCCTTCGATTGAGAAACCAAGAACTTCTTTGTTTTGAATCTGTTGCTTCACTTCTTCGTTGTCCACTTTCATGCAACCAAACCAAGTACCTTCTGGAAGGTCAAAGCCGAAGTTCTTCGATTTGTCGTTTTCGCCTTCGATTATCCATGTTTCAACTAACGAAACACCTTCAACAACTTTCGCGTGTTCAACTGTTGCGTTGTTTTGGTTTGCTTGTTTTAAGTAGTTGTAAGCGATAGCGCGAATAGTATCCTTAGAATACTTAACGTAGTATTCTTCGTCCGTTTCGTCGTTGCGTCTGTAAATGAGTTGGTCGGGAATGAGTAACGCTCCGTACAATAGACCTCTAAAGTCTTCTTTGAACTTAACGTTGTGTTGTTCGCTTAATGCGACGAAATCGACTCCTATGGCAGGTTGTTCAACTACGCTAATTGCGTACACTCCGAGCAATCCTGCGTCGTCTATTCCGTATTCAATAACTTTAATTTTTTTCATATTGTTTATTTTTTTAACCGCCAAGGCGAGATTGATTTTGAATTAATTGTTGAGCCTCTAAATTGCTTGACACTTGCGTTCCAACGACGTACGCTTGAAGTGGTGGTTGTTGTTGGTTAGGTTGGTTGCCTACAAAGGCGAAGTTGGCAGGTGAAGGGGCTGTTGTTCCGCCACCGTTTGATCCAACATCATTATTACCACCGCCACCACCTGCAAAGCGACCTATTGCCGTTCCTGCTATTGTAGCAATGGAAGCCGCAGCACGAAGTTTAGCACCAATAATTGCAGGAATCTTGATTGAAGCACCACCATCTGGTGACAAAGACCAAACAGGATTCGCGTTGTATGCGCTAATTTCTCGTTGGGTATTAACTACTACTTGCGCAATAGCTAAAGCCTTGTCAAGTGCAAAAGCAATGTCAGCTGCTTTCTTATTCTTTGCGAATAGTGTTCCTAACAAATCAACAGAAGCAGAAGCAAGATTGAATTTCGCGTCAACAAGTGCTTGTTCTGCGGCTAATTTATCTTCTGCTAATTTCTTCGCGTCTTCAAGTTCCTTATCTGCGTATTTCTTTTTTATCTCCGCTTCAGTTGCTAATTGCGCTTCTAAAAATGTAGTTGTGTCAATACCTCTTAAATCTGCTTCAGCAATTAAAGCGTCATATTTCTCTTTGTTTATTTGAAGTTCTTTGTCTTTGTCACTTAATAAACGAAGTTCGTTTTCTTTTGATTGTTGTTTTGCAATTTCATTGATAGCATTATAAGCCGCTCTAAATTCTTCAGCGGCTGAATTATCAATTTCAACTACTGCGTCTTTTTGCTCTTTAATTCCTTCTTTTACTATTTTGTTGACTTCTTCAACTTTAAGAAGTTCACCATTCCAAAGCATAGCAGAAACCTTTTTTAAGTCGGCTTCTTCTTGAATCAATTTATTTAATTCCGCTTGCTTTGCTTTTACTGCGTCGCTTTCAGCTGCTCTTTCAACATAGTTCTTTTTTTGCTCGTTGTTTACTTCAACAAAATTCTTGAATTTCTTTTCTTCTTCTTTATTGGCTTGCTCAATTTGCAAAGATTCTTGAATACGCAACCCACCTATTTCAGCTTCTTTTTGTTTTATCAACTCTAAAGTCGCAATACGTTGCGTTTCTATAATTTGTTGTTGCTTTGCATTTTCAAGTTGTTCTTTGTATCCCTTATACAAAATAGAACGAGCGTAATCAATAGCACCTTGTCTATCTTTCTCTTGCTGGGCAGTTATGCTTGTAAGAAAATTACGCGCTTCGATAAGTTTGTTTTCCGCTTCACGAATGCCATTAATATCTCCAAGTTGCGTCTTGATTTCTAATTCGTTTTGCGCTGCCTTGATATTATTAGTCGCAATTTCTTTCTGGAGTTTTATCGCGTAAGTTGAATTAGCATTGCTAATCTTTTCAAGGTTTAGCTTTCCTTCAAGAATTTTGTTTTGTTGTTCAAGACCTTCATTTGCGCTTGTTAATTTTTCAACATTTTCAGCTGTTCCATTTACTGCACTTTGAATATCATCCCAATAAATAACCATTGCAGCTAACGCACCTGCTGCTAAAAAGAATGGGTTAGCAATAACCGCTTTTCCAAGATTAGCTAAACCTGTAACAAGACCACCAACTTCATCTTTAAGCGTCTTAAAATCAATTCGAGAAACAGCGTTTCCCATTCCTGTTAAGGCTTGTCCTGCTCCCTTTAAGTCTAAATCCATAAGACGACTACCGAACAAACCAACATTATTAGAAAGACCTTCAAAAGCATTACCCGCGTTGGCACTAATCTCTGCTGACAAGTCGGAAATGTTATCCTTTAACTCAGCAGCACGCGCGGACGCTTTCTTGAACTCTTCACTTGAAGAATCCATTTGTAACAACTGCTGATTCAGAGCACGCAACTCAGCCTTCGCTGAACTAAACCCTGCCGCTGTATTTTCAGCCGCTGCTCCTGTCTGATTAAGGACATTGACAGCGTTAGTGGTTACATTAAAATCAATTGTATTCGCCATTTAGAATAGTAGTTTATATAAGATAAATATCCAAAAGGCTACGTTTACCGAAATACGCGTCACTTTCCACGCGTAGTGCTTCCACATTTGTAGCTTACGCTTTCCGTTAGCAATCTTTCCAAAATTACTTTCGCTCTTTACGTTCAACTTAATGAACTCCAAACAAGCGACCATTGCGCCTGCTTTATTTTGAAGATGTTCCTTTGAAGTCGCTTCCATTTGATATTATTGTTATTGTGTCACCCATTCCGGTAAAGGTCACGCTTCCGCTTCCCTCAACCGTTTCACCTGTGTATGCTTGAACTGTTACGTTGTTTGGCGCAACTGACTTTTGAATTATCAATTCACGTCCTGCTGTCGTCTTTGCAGAAGGCAAATAAACAGTAATGTCACCTGCTGTTGTATCTACGAAAATCATTCTGTCGAAATTCGTTACAACGTAGTCAGTCGTTATCGTCTTAACTGGTTGACTGATTGCACCGCTGAAGCTAACAGGCGCACCAAATTTTGTTGGTGCTAACGAAGGTACTTGTTGCGTGATGAATGAACGTGTTCCGTTGTTGGGTTGCGAGTAGCAATTGTTTTTCGCGCTGTTCCAATTGTAACCAAAACGAAGACAACAGTCTTGCGTTACTGACGCAGGATCACCATTGGCATTTTCCCAATTCAAAGATTGGTCAAGGTTAGCCGACACAGGTTTAAGGTCGCAGTCATTGTCGATGTCAAGAATGCGAATGAGTCTAACTTTTGTTAAGTCTTGCTCACCAACCACATAACCTTCGATGTCTAACACGCGCCACCAAGAATCAATAATCCAAATCTTGTCTGAAAATTGAAACGTGAATATGTCATTCAATGTTAGTGCGAACATTCCCTCTAAGATGCGCGCTTGTCCATCGAATAATTCGCGATAGTAATTTCTCCACCAACGATTGTAAAGATTCTCATATGGGTTTGCAATGATTGTATGCGGTGGTATTTCGGGAGCGAAGTTGAGGTCTTTATCCGTCACCGTTGCGTTCATCGTTGAGTAGTTATTTAGACACTTCACTGCTGTTTGTACAACGTTACCGCTTACTTCGTCGTACATATTCACAAAGAAGTCTGCGAAGTAATAAAGAATGCGTGGTTTTGGTTGCACGAATTGACCTTCGCTATTCAAGAATTTAGGTACGACAACGTCTGTATTTTCAACAGGTGCTGAGGGTGTAGAAGCAAATGCTAACTCAACCTTTTCTTCGCCTGTCGCGAACTCGTTGATTACTTCGAAATCGCTTTCTGTTACTTCATAACGTCCGTATGTGCGTCCGTTGTCTTTGTAGACTGAATTGAAATAGTCGCCGTCTTCGGTGTATGTGAAAGAAAACTTCGCCTTTTGTAGGTCGGTTGTTGGTGAATACATAATGTCTTTCGATAAGTCCAACTTATGCGACCAATCAAGCGTATTACCACTTGCGATATATTCAACCATTGGCTCAATCTTGAGCGTGTTAGGAAGCGTCTTATCTGCAACAAAAACAAGGTTGAACATCTTTTGAATTGATGTAATGAAATCAATTTGCTTCATATCTGGAGCGTTGAACTCCATTAAGCAAGTGTCACCTGTCAATCCTGTTCCAACACTTACTAATTCAACACCTGTTCCTGTGTAATCGTTTGCTCCGTTACCTACAAATTCAATGTCAAATGTTGATGTGTTATAAACTCCACCAACACCTTCAATTTTTATTTTCAAAGTATCTCCTGCGTTTAACGAAAGAGTAACTGTATTATCTTTTAAGAAAGTGTGTGAATATAAATTTGAATTATCCGTAAAATTATTGAATGAAGAATCTACAAATACGTCGTTGACATAATAGAAATAACTCAAAATTAAATCGGTTACATAGTTACTTCCTGAAGAAGTTGCCGTTCCATTTGCCCAAATTCGAAAAGTAAATTGACCGCTAAAAGGCGCTGTATAAATTCCACCGCTCCAATCATTTCCAACGTCTTCATATTCGGTTAATGGCAAGTATAGATTTTTAATGTTATTTGTTGGTGTAAATGTAAACATTTGATTTGTTGCGTAAGCTAACGTACTTGCAACGTCATTTAACCCCAACGAACTATTCAAATATTGACCATTAACAAAAGGAACGTAAACGTTTTCGAGAATTTCTTCAAGATAATTGCTTTGATATTGAATACCAGCATCTGCAAGAATCTGATTGAATAAATAAAACGCGCTTACTGAAGGTGTTAAGTGACCAACATAAAGCGGTTTATAGGTTGGTTGTCCTCCAATAGTAGTAGAATAGATAGGTTGACCTTCAACATTACTTGCCGTCAAATTCCACTTATCACAAAGCGTCAGTTTAACATATTGATGATGGCTACCCTCAACATATTCATGAAGTAAATCGTAGTCAAGGTCACCCGCGACAATCGATTCAATATCTTTGAGTTTCTTTTCATTTAATAAACGAGCAAGGTTTGGTACTTCACCGAAGAATACAACCTCAAATTCGAATAACTTACCACTTTGCCAATATAACTTCTTGACCTGAATGTGACCACTTGCAATGGGAATAGTATTCACCGTCAACACAGCATCAACCTTCTTGCGAAAGTCAAACCATCCGTCGAAATTTACGTTGAAAATAGCACCGAAGAAATCGACATTCGTCTTACTTGCAGGAACGCGAAACTCCTGCGAGTAATTTCCTACGGAAGCGAAGTCAGTTATGTCCGTGAACTTGTAGTTCAAGTGCATCTTCTCATTCTCATATAAGTCGAGAATTGCGCTGTTGCCGTTACTATCCGTTAGCGTTAAAATTACTTGATTCATCATAAGCCAACAGGTTGTGAGTATTTAAGATTCAAAGTAACATTGTATAGCTTCGAATAGCGTTCGTCCTTGATAACAAAATTCTGTGTGTCGACTAAGACAGGTGTTTGCGTTCCGTCATCATTGATGATATAAACGTCATTGGAACGGCAAAGCGTTTGAAGTAGATTGAACTCTCCAACCGACACCCAGTCGCTATTTATTTGTAGTCCTTTTGTCGTTGTCACATATCGGTCGGTTGCTCCCCTGTCGTAGGTGTTGAAACCAAACGTCGATTCGTTGTATGTTCCAACTACTTTTTGGTATTGCTTACGATCGTAGTTATACGATAGTTCCGACTTCTTCGTGAAGTTGAAGTAATCCACACCGCCACAAGTATTCGTCCAACCCAAACGCACATTGTCAAAGCGACAATCGTCAGGAACAATGTAGAAACAATAAACGCGTGACTTAGGTGTGTAGATAGGGAACGTAATAACTTTCCCGATTTGTATTGTGTAGTATTTAACATCTGTGAAATCTAAACCACCTGCAATCAAATTCATTGGATTAGCACCAATGACATTGACAATATTATTTGCGTCGCTCAATTCAACTTTTACTGAATCAATTAAAGTATTGTTATTGTCGTAGGTTGAAAAAACAGCAATATCAAAATCGTTATCTGGAAGCAATGCCGTTGCAGAAGGTGTGTACATAATTCCATAATCTGTCAATCTCGTTGGAATATAAACGTAGTCATTTGACAAACCGCGAGAAGGTGCTTCAATCCATTTGTGAGTGTCTTTTGTTCTTTCGCTCATTAAATACTTTGTCGTACCATCTAAAGCATAACGAATATTTACGTCTGGTTTGTATCCATCGCTCACTTGATATTCAGCAAGGAAAGCAAACACATCATCAATGTCAGCCATTCCGCTACCGCTGACTGTGAATACTCCGTCAACCAACCATCCTTCTTTTATTGTGCAACTGATATTCGCAATGCTTGAAGTTTCAGTTGTGTTTGTCGTTGTCAAAAATCCTGCATTATGTTGCAGTTGTTCTCTGAATATCGGAGCAAGGTCTAAAATTCCTTTGCTCGCTGCGTTGGGTTGTACGTTGACTTGGAACGAACCGAAGTCGAATACAAATCTGAATCCTGCGTAAGCTACATGATTGCTTGATGCGACTAACATCAATCGTTGACCGACTGGAGTATATTGTGAAGGTTGATCGTTGATTGTAATTGCCATTATTGTATTTTTATATGTCGTTTAATCCGTCTAAACTTGCTCCGAAATCCTTTCCGAAAGCATCAATTATTTTCGCTTCATATTCGTCCCAAATGTTCTCCATTGCATAATCGAAAGCGTGCCAACCCTTGATTCCTTCACGTCCTATCTTTCGAGCAATAAGAAAAGCCACTTGTCTTTTGAGTGCTTCCGTTGGCTTCTTAAATTTACCGCTTTCTTTGTCGCGTAATTTAATAGGCTTTATTCGCATCCAGTTAAGAATCGCGTCAACAGGTGGCGGTGTCGCTCCTGCTCTACGTCCGTTCTCGCGAGCTAAGAAATATTGCGACGCTTTGCCCTTCGCATAGACCGAAATATTTATCGACGATCCTTTGATTTGCAACCGGTAAGCGAGCGACTTTTCGAGCGTACCACTTGCTACCGCGTTCGTGAAGTTGCGCCCTACTTTTCGCTTCATGCGATAGTCGGACTGCATCAATTCGACAAAGCGTTTAGCCATGTCGTTGACTACTGCGAAGAAGTTTGGTGCGCTCGATTCGTTAGGCATTGTCGTCTGGAACTTCTTCGGTTACTGTTGTATAGTTACCCCACTCAATAGCCTCTTGCTCATTAAGTGTTTCGATGTAACCGTTCTCGGTAATCATTCTGTATTTAGTTATTGTCATCTTGGAGTTGTTAAAAAGTTTTCGAATCCTAAATAATCGCAGTAAACACTTCTGTTATTTATACCTGCTGATTTTACAATTTGCTGTTTGACATTTAAAAAGCGAGAGTTTGCAAACGTTGGAATGTTTGTTTGATGCGTTGCTACTAAAGTGCCGTTGATATAAAAAGTTACCGATGTAGCCGCTGCATTTACTTCGATTCGTAATTTAGTCCATGTTGTTGTAACTGCAACCGCAGTTGTTGTAAGTGTTCGCGTGCTATTGTCACTCGTTACGCATTGCCAGTTAGGACTTGCAACAGTTCCATTTCTTAAGCCTCCGCTATCGTATGTAAATATTACTGCATTTACTTCGTTAATTACAGAAGCTTGTGTTGCAAATCCTGTAATAAATCTAAATTGCTCGGTTAAAGTTGAAAGAGTTTCTACTTCAATAAAAGTTTCGTAAACCCACGCGCCATTACCTAATTGAAAATGCAAAGCTCCTGAAGAATCTGAAAAATGCGAAACCCAACCCGTTGCAGTTGTTCCCGTTTGGTATTGACAAATTCCTATTTGATTTGATGTTTGATTTGGAGCAGGTGTATTTGTGCTTTTATTTGTTGTGCTTGCTGTTCCTGCATTCACTACAGCTAAATTAGGTGTTGAATTACCTGAAGTAATGAAGTCGGTAAAATACTGAATACCGCCTTTAAATTTATCAATGATAGATAATCCATTCACAGCGTCAACAGTTGGGAATTTTACTCCTGTTCCGTCTACTGCTAACGAGTTCTGTTTGTTCGCTGTATT